GGCGTTCGCCGCGATCGCGGGGGCGGTCTCGGAGGTGGGGAGCGGCGTCTACGACGTGGCCGGCCTCACCGCCGAGGAGACCGACTGCTCGAGCGGGACGCTGCTGCTCACGGCCGCGGGCGCGGACCCGCGCTACGTCTCCTTCGTGACCTCGCCATGACGGTCGACTGGGCCGACGCGTCGGCGGTGGCCGTGGGCGAGGGGCCGATCCTGGCCTGGACGGCGCCGGAGTTCGGCGAGGCGCTCCCGCCGCAGCCGCACCCGCTGCGCCTGTTCGCCGTGCCGAGCGAGGACCGCCTCTACGCGGTCCCGCGTGACGAGGACGAGCCATGAGCCGCTTCTACACCGTGCCCGCCGAGGACCGCCTGGCGACCGTCGCCGCCGAGGACCGCTTCTTCGTCGTCCCGGCCGAGGACCGGTTCGCGACCGTGACTGGAGGTTGAGATGGGCTTCCCGAAGATGCCGGTCAAGGACCCGAACGACGTGAAGGACTACGGCGTCCGCTGGGCCGGCGAGACGGACACGCCGGGGGCGGCCGACTCCTGGCTCGCCGCGAACGAGACGATCGCGAGCAGCGAGTGGATCCTCCCGACCGGGATCGAGGAGGACGCGGTGCTCGGGAACGACCACGACGACACGAAGGCGTGGGTGTTCCTGACGGGCGGCGCCGCCGGCCAGAGCTACGAGATCACGAACCGCATCGTCACCAGCGACGGCCGCAGCGAGGACCAGACGATCGTCGTGCCCGTCAAGGAGCGGTAGGCCGTGGCCGACTGGCGCGACCTCCTGGCGCTCGCCGACAAGAACCTGCCGGGGTTCCGCGACGCCTTCCTCGGCGCGGTCGCGGAGGCGCAGAAGAACGTCGACCTGCCCGCGCTCAAGGCGCTGCTGGCGAAGGGCCAGTACTCGCAGGCCGCGTCGGCGGTGGAGCTCGCGTGGTTCGGCGCGGCGAAGGGGTGGGAGGTCGACCTCACGGAGAAGGCGCTCGCCCTCTCCGGCCAGGCCGGCAAGCTCGAGGCGGCGACGATCCTCCAGGTGGTCCCGGCGCAGGAGCCCTTCACCACCGTGAAGGGCCTCCCGTCCTGGCGCTTCAACATGGTCAGCCCGCAGGCCGTCTCGTGGGCGCAGCACGAGTCGGCCACCCTCGTCACCGCGATCGGCGAGGACCAGCTCGCCGCGATCCGCGACGTCATCGCCGCCTCCACCGGCGGCGCCTACGCGGTCGACAAGTCGGCGCGGCTGATCCGCGACGTCGTCGGCCTCGACTCCCGCCGCGCGGCCGCGCTCGCGGGCTTCCAGTCCCGGCTGCAGGCGGGGGTCGCGAAGATGCAGGCCGGCGGCGCGACCGCGGCGAAGGTCGCGGCGGCGCAGGCGAAGGCGGGGAAGGCCGTCGAGCGGTACCGCAAGCGGCTGCTCACGCAGCGCGGGACCGTCATCGCCAGGACGGAGACGCTGGCCGCGGCGAACCAGGGCCAGCTGGAGGCCTGGCGCCAGGCGCGCGACGCGGGGCGGCTGCCGAAGGGCGCGCAGAAGAAGTGGATCACCACGCCGGACGACCGGCGGTGCACGGCGATCTGCAAGCCGATGCACGGGCAGAAGGTCCCGCTCGACGCGTCGTTCATGGTGCCGAAGGTCGGCGCGAAGCCGCGGCCGCCCGCGCACCCGCAGTGCCGGTGCGTGATGTCGCTCGTCGCGCGCCCCGCGCCGACGAAGGCGCCCATCACGTCGAAGGTCGTCCCGGGGACCGGCGGGATCCTGCGCCCCAAGCACGGCCTGTCGATCGGCAAGAGCTTCGTCGAGAAGATGTCGACGGGCGGCGGCTACCAGACCGGCTACGAGGCGCAGACCGGGATCTTCGGCGGCGAGATGATGGACGGCCCGCTCGGGCCGAAGGCGGACCTGTGGTCCGCGCAGGTGCACTCGCTGCCGGCCAAGCCGGGGTACGTCGCGAAGGGCCCCTACAAGACGAAGGCGTCCGCGCTCTCGGCCGTCAACCACCAGGGGCTGACCGGCGGCACGGTGCACGAGCTCCCCGGCGGGCTGTGGGAGATCCACATGTCCGAGGACGTGGCGAAGAAGGCGGGCGCCGCGCTCAAGGCCCCGCCGCCGCCCGCCGCGCCCGCCCTCAAGATCCTGCCCGAGGTCAAGTCGCACCTCGACGCGACGAAGCACTGGCTCCCCCTCAACGAGCAGCAGGCGCTCCAGGCGAAGGTGATCGCGCTGGAGGAGTCGGAGCAGCAGGCCGTCCTCGACATCATGCAGAAGTTCCAGGCGATGAACTTCGAGGACGCGCTCGAGCTCGCGACGCAGGTGAAGGCCGCGCCCGCGGCGAACCCCGCGGTCCTGCAGTTCGGGTCGAACCTCACGACGAAGGCCGGCGCCGAGGCGATGGAGGACGTCTGGAAGGCGATCTACCCGCAGGCGACGGCGCACTACGACGAGGCCAGCCACACGTGGGTGATCCTCTCTGGCCCGACGCCGCAGCAGGCCGCCTACACGAAGGCCTACTCCGACGCGGCGATGAAGCTGACCTTCGGGGGGCAGACGGCGAACGGCAACGCGCTCGTGCAGGTGGCGAAGGGGCTCGACGAGGCGGCGCAGGCGAAGGTGCTCGAGCTGATGCAGACGACGGGCAAGGACTTCGAGTCCGCGCTCCAGGAGGTGCTGCTCCCGCCGAAGCCGAAGTTCACGGTGAAGGGCCCGTACAAGACCAAGGCCTCGGCGCAGTCCATCAAGGGGCACGCGCCTGCGGGCTCGCCGCTCAAGCAGGCCACGCTCCACGAGCTGCCGGACGGGTCCTGGGAGCTGCACGTCCCGACGGGAGCGACGCCGCCCGCGCCAGGCGCCGTCCCCTCGCCGGCCGCCGCGGTGGCGAAGGCGCCGCTCACGGCGCAGACGGCGCAGACGTTCGACGAGCTCTCGCACGTGCTCGCGACGACGAACGACCCCGCGGAGATGGTCCTCGCGCAGAACAAGCTGAAGGCCCTCGCCGGCCAGCCGGGGCAGAAGATCCCGTGGGGCTCGGCGGGGCAGACGTCGTCGCAGATCGCGGACGCGGAGGCCGCGAAGCTCGTGGCCGGCGGCTCGCCGGACTGGGCGAAGGCGAACAAGATCCTCAACCTCCAGCCGGCGCAGAAGGACCTGTTCGCGGAGGCGATCGTCGGCGGCGACTCGGTCGACGTCGCGATCGCGAAGGCCACCGGGACGTACGTGGCGCCGCCGGCGCCGAAGCTGCCGATGGGGTGGGTGAAGAACGCGAAGGGCGCGCCGCAGCTGCCGCTCGCGCCGGGGTCGTCGGCGGACCTCAAGGCCACGATCAAGCAGTTCAACGTGTGGATCGACGACCTCTACGACATCGACGAGACGCTCGCCTACACGGTGGCCGACGACGTGGCGAAGCTGACGCCGCCGCAGGCGAAGAAGATCGTCGACATGACCGAGGCCGGGACGCACACCTTCCAGGAGGCGCTCGACGAGGTGCTCGCCGCGCCGAAGGTGCCGCAGCTCCAGATCTTCCCCTCCACGCCCGCGATCCAGAAGGACGTCTACGAGGCCGTCAACAAGCAGCTCCTCACGCTCGACGGGGCGAAGGCGACGCAGGCGCTCGACGACGTCGTGGCCATGACCGACGACCAGCTGTTCCAGCTGAAGGTCGAGATCAACTCCGGCAAGCAGCTCGACGAGGCGATCGACGCGGTCCTCCACCCCGTCCCCTCGCCCGCGCAGATCATCGCGGAGCCGCCGCCGACGATCGGCGGCCCCGGCTACACGGTCAAGGGCCCCTACAAGACGAAGGCGAGCGCGCAGTCGATCAAGGGCCACGCGCCGAAGGACTCCCCGCTCAAGAGCGCGACCCTCCACGAGAACGCCGACGGCACGTGGGAGCTGCACGTCCCCGACCCGAGCGCGCACGCGCCGCAGGCGACGGCCGGCGGCACGGTCGCGCCGAAGCCGAACCTCACGGCGCCGCCCGTCTACGCGCCGCCCGCTGGCAAGACGACCGCGTGGGCCGACGACCTGATGAAGCACAAGGTCGCCAACGCGAAGGGCAGCAACCCGGGCGGCGTCTACCAGGACGCGGCGACCGGGAAGAAGTACTACGTGAAGGAGTACGCCGACGAGGGCCAGGCGCTCGGCGAGAACCTCGCCAACCAGATATACCTGGACCTCGGCGCGAACGCCCCGCGCTCCTACGTGATCCGCGGCAGCGACGGGAAGCTGCGCTACATCTCGGAGTGGATGGACGACGTCAAGGGGACGGTGAAGAACATCGGCCTCACGAAGGAGACCGCCGACAAGATCCTCGACAACTTCGTGGCCGACGTGTTCACGGCCAACTGGGACGCGGTCGGGACCGGCCTCGACAACGTGGTCATCCTCGGCAACGGGCAGGTCGCGCGGATCGACATGGGCGGCTCGCTGCTGCACCGCGCGCAGGGCGCCCTGAAGCCGGCCGCCGGCCTGGACACCATCCAGGAGTGGCAGACCTTCCTCACGCACAACACCTACTTCGGGCAGATCTTCCAGTCGGCGGGGCTGGCCTCGGCCGACGACCTCGGCGCCCGCGCGATCGCGCAGATCGACCGCGTCCTCTCGCTCATCCCGCAGGGGGTCGCGCACCCCGACGACGCGTGGTTCAAGTACGTCTCGCAGCGCATGCCCAACGCGCCGGACGCCACGAAGACGCGGATCGCGAAGATGCTGCACGCTCGGGCGAAGCTGCTGAGGGAGAAGCGCGACGAGCTCGTGGCCATGCTGGCGCCGCCGCCGCCCGTCGTCCCCATCAACGTGCCGGTCGGGCGGTTCTACGACCTCGACGAGGCGCTGGCGATCGCGCGGTCGCGGCCAGGCGCGGGGGCGGCGATCCCCTACGACGGCGGCGACGTCGAGCTCCTGCAGGTCCGGGTCCGCGGCGTGAAGATCGCGAACGAGGACTGGACCGAGGTGAAGTTCAAGCTCACGGGCGACGCGGGCGACCGGCTCGAGCAGCAGGCCGCGGCGCTCGGCATGAAGCGCGGCAACTTCAAGCTGCCCTACCAGGAGTCGGCGCGGCCGGGGCTGCGCGGCGCGATCGACGAAACGAAGGAGGGCATCTCCTCGAGCTTCAAGACTGACGGCCACACGTGGACGATGGACAAGTCCGGCCTGAAGGTCCGGTTCTCGCGCGCGAACCCCGGCGACGACGTCCCGTACACGTTCCACAACCAAGTGCAGGTGTTCGTGCGCGGCGAGCCGACGCAGGCGCAGGTCGACCAGCTGATGCGGCAGTTCGGCGTGACGCGCGTCGGGGCGCCCACGCCGCAGGACGTCCAGCAGATGGCCGAGAACGCCTTCGTGCGCCTGTTCCAGCAGGGCAACCGCCCGCTGCCGCCCTCGCAGGCGCGCGTCGTCATCGAGACGGCGAAGCGCGAGTTCGGCGTGTCGCCGGCCGACCTCCGGCTCGTCCCGGGCCCGCTCGGCATCCCGCGCGTCGAGTTCACCGAGGCGGCGTGGAAGAAGATCCAGGCGAAGACGGGGACGACGCACTTCGTCCACCACCTCTCGTCCTCGAGCGACGCCGACGCGCTGGCTGACAAGCTGCTCGGCGAGCACGGCGGGCTGCTCTCGACGTCGCTCCGCATGACCGAGGGGATCGGGCGCTCGGGGATGTCGTCGACGCGCGACGTGGCGACCGGCGGCGCCGACTCCGTGTTCACGCGGCAGCGCGGCGGGGCCATGCCGACGCGGGCGAGCGCCGGGACGATCGTCATCAAGCCGAGCGCCCTGCGGCGGACCGACTGGTACGCCTACCCCGGCGACGAGTACGGGGCGAACAACCCCGGCGGCCACTACGCGGGCGTGATCCAGCGGCGCAAGAACCTCGCGAACGTCGCGCAGCACAACGGCAGCGCCGAGACGATGTTCCGCCACATCGTCGAGTGGGAGGACGTCGACGCCATCTACCTCTCGGCCTCGGTCCGCAACGACGTGATCCGCAAGCTGCGCGCGCGGGGCATCACGCACGTGGCGGGCCGGCGCGTCGAGGACTTCCTGAGGGTGGGATCATGAGACTGACCGCCGACCGAGTGCCGCCCGCGATCCGGGGCGCCGCGCCGTCCTGGTGGGGCGACCGGCTCCCGCCCCTGGCCTACGGCCCGTTCGTGGCCGAGCGCGCCAACGACGTCTGCCAGCTGGGGATCGCGCTGGACTACGCGCGCCAGGAGGAGGGCGCCGACCCGCTGCCGCCGACCGGGGCGCTGGCGTTCGACGCCGACGACCGGCGCGTCACCCTCGTCCTGAAGCGCGACCCCTTCGTCGCCAACGGGAAGGTCCACCTCCGCACGACGTCCGGCCGCGTCGTCCTCCGGCCCGTCCGCTCGAGCGACCGCGCCTGGCTGATGGACGACACCGGCCTGCCGGTCCGCGACCAGGACCTCCTGGCCGCGATCCGGCGCTCGTTCAAGTGGTAGTCCTCTTGACGCCCCGCGCCACTAGCCTCTAGAGTTGCTGCCGACGCCCCCAACCTCTCGCGGCGGGATGCCGCGTCTCCGACTACTCACACGAAGGAGGGTGCCGGGATGGCACTCAAAGCGACGCTGACGGCGGACGAGTACGCGGCGCTGGCCGAGCCCCTGCGCGGCATCTACACGGGCGACGCGTCGAAGGGCTACGTCCTCGACGCCGATATCGAGGCGCACCCCGCGGTGGCCGGCCTCAAGAACACCGTGGCGGCGACGCGCACGGAGCGGGACCAGATCAAGGCGCAGCTGCAGGAGACGGTCGAGAAGTACAAGGACATCGACCCCGCGAAGGCCCGCGAGGCCCTGCAGTCGCTCCAGAAGATGAACGACAAGAAGCTGCTCGACGAGGGCCAGATCGACGAGCTCGTTCGGCAGAAGACCGAGCGCATGCGCGGCGACTACGACAACCAGATCAAGGCCTACGACGGGCAGGTGAAGTCGAAGGACACGGAGATCGGCAAGCTGACCGGCCGCCTGGAGGAGGTGCTGATCGACAGCGGCCTCCGGCAGTCGGCGATGGAAGCCGGCGTGAAGGCCTCGGCGGTCGACGACGTGCTGCTGCGCGGCCGCCGGGTGTGGAGACTGCACGACGGGACGCCGACCCCCTACCGCGACGGGGGGAGCGACGTCCTGTTCGGCAAGGACGCGTCGAAGCCCATGTCCATGCAGGAGTGGGTGGCGTCCCTGAAGGCCGTGGCGCCGCACCTGTTCGAGGAGAACAGCGGGGCGGGGGGCCAGGGCTCGCCGCGGTTCGCCGGATCCGGCGGCAAGCGGATCGTGCTCACGCGCGAAGAGGCGCGCGACGTGAGGCGGTACCGCGCGGCCCAGGACGAGGCGAAGCGGACCGGCGCGGAAGTCGTGGTGCAGGACTGACGCGACCGACAGCAGCGTGAAGCGCCCGCAGCGCGCGCGCGCCGAGCCGGGACGGCTCGGTGGACACAAGGACCGGGATGGTCGGCGTCCGCGGGGCGGTGACGGAGAACCGTAACGGACACGCGAGGGAACAGCGATGGCCAACGTCATCAACCCGTACGATCCCATCTGGTACGCGCAGGAGGGGCTCGCGCAGCTGGAGAAGAGCCTCGGCATGGCGGGCCGCGTCTACCGCGGCTACGACAAGGCGCCGCAGCAGGTGGGCTCGACCATCCAGATCAAGACCCCGGGCACCTTCACGGCGCAGGACGCGCCGAGCTCGGCGCAGGACCTCACCCCGACCTCCCAGCAGGTGACGCTCTCCTACTGGCGGGAGGTCAAGTTCAAGCTCACGGACAAGGAGCTGAACACCGCCGGCGAGGTCATCATCCGCGACCACATCCGGCCCGCCGCCGTGGCGCTGGCCGACGACATCGACCAGAAGCTGGTCGCGCTCGCCAAGGAGATCCCCTGGTACACGGACGTCGCCCTGACCTCGGCCGCGGTCTCGGACATCACCGCCGCGCGGCGCGTGCTGTTCGACAACAAGGTCCCGCTGGACGACATCCACATGATGATCGACGGCGCGCTCGAGGAGAAGTTCCTCGCGCTGGCCGCGTTCACCCAGTTCCAGGGCGCCGGCGACCAGGGCGTGAACGCGCAGATGCGCGGCTCGCTCGGGACCAAGTTCGGGTTCGGGATCTTCTCGAACCAGAACGTGATCTCGCTGACCTCCGCGACCGTCGCGGACCTCGCCGGCACCGTCACCTCCAACCCCGCCGCGAAGGGCGCGACGACCCTCGGCGTCACCGCGCTGTCGGCCGCGGCGGCGCTGAAGATCGGCGACATCGTCATCATCACGGGCCACGCGCCGCGCTACACGCTGGCCGCGGACGTGACGCTCGGCGGCTCCGGCGAGGGCAACCTCACGCTGGCGCAGCCGCTCGAGGCCGAGATCGCGCAGGGCACGGTGGTCACCGTCGTGCTCAACAGCGGCAGCGGCCTGACGAAGGCGGTCAACCTCGCGTTCCACCGGAACGCGTTCTGCCTCGCGATGGCGCCGCTCACCACGATGCCCCGCGAGCTCGGCGCGCGGATCGAGACCGTGACCGACCCGATCACCGGGCTCTCGCTGAGGTCCCGCGTGTTCTACGACGGGAACGCGTCCACGATCTACGTGGCGCTCGACATCCTCTACGGGATCAAGGTGCTCAACCGCAACATGGCCGTGAGGATGCGCGCCGCCTAGCGGCGGCATGCCCTGAGGGGCCGGCCCAACCCGCCGGCCCCCCGGCCTCCCTCGTCTACACGTGTAAAGGAACGGGGACGACGATGGCGCTCATCAAGGTGCGGAAGATCGCGCGGCCCGAGCAGGTCGGGCTGCTCGACGAGAAGGACCCGTCGCTCGGCGTCGTGTGGGAGCGGTGGGTGGAGCCGGAGCCGGCGGCCGCGCCGGCGGACGGCCTGGGAGACGCGGCGGCCCCGTCCGCGCCGCCTCCGGCCGACGCGCCGCCGGCGCCGGAGCCCGAGGGCAAGCGCGGCGGGAAGAAGGGCGGGAAGAAGGGCCAGGACATCTCGGCCTACGACCCGTCGTTCGTGAAGTAGGAGGGCGCGATGGCCGTCCCCGCACTCGTGACCACGCCTGGCGCCGCGGACGCGAACGCGTACGTCTCGCTCGCGGAGGCCGAGGCGTACTGCGAGCAGCACGTCGCCGGCGCCGGCTGGCTCGCCGAGGCCGACGACGACAAGAAGGCGGCCGCGATCCTCCAGGCGACGCGCGAGCTCGACGCCTACGTGCAGTGGAGCGGCTCGCCGACCTACTCGTCGACGCAGGCGCTCGCCTGGCCGCGGCTCGGGCTCTACTACCCCGCCGGCCTGGCGGACCCGAACACCTGGCGCGCCGTGGACGCGAACGAGATCCCGGTCCGGCTGAAGCGGGCGTGCGCCGAGCAGGCGCGGGTCCTCCTGGCCGGCGGCGACCGCGCCGCGGAGCTCGACCAGCAGGTGCAGGGGATCACGAAGATGGACGTCGGCGGCGCCGTCGCGATCGAGTTCGGCGGCGCGACGGGCGCGCTGCCGCGGCAGGTCCTCGCGCCCGCGGCGTGGGCCTACGTCGCGTGCTGGGGCGTCATGCGCCAGCCGGGGCGCGGCGGCGCGGTGCCGCTGGTGAGGATGTGACATGGGCCTCGCAGACGTGGTCCGGTCGGCGGTGGCGACGGCCGCGGGCCTGACGCTGGACTTCCAGCCGACGGTGCGGCACGCGGCCGCGACCGGGACCCGCGACAGCAAGGGGAACATGGGCCACGGCACGCCGGTCGCGCGGCGCGCCGTGGTCGTCGACGCGAACGAGACGGTGACGACCCCGGGCGGCGAGGTCGTCGTCTGCCGCACGAAGGTCGTGTTCCTGGGCGCCGTCGCGGTCGCGCAGGAGGACGAGCTCACGCTGCCGGACGGCCGGACGCCGCCGATCCGCCGCGTGAACGCGGGCGCGCTGGACAGCGCGGGCGGAAAGTTCGTCACCGTGGTGCTCTGCGACTAGGAGGACGACGACGATGTGGTACGGGAAGAAAGTCGGCGGCCCGATGGTCTACGGCTTCGGCGCCTGGCCGTTCGACGCGCCGCAGACGGACTACTTCACGGATCTCGACGACGACGAGAAGCCGCCGGCCCCGCCGGCGCCACCGGACGTGCTGCTCATCCCGGGACCGGGGGAGCGGGTCATTCAGCTGGAGAACTGAGATGGCGGACAAGGCCAGCGTGCAGGCGCTCCTGACGATCGCCGAGGCGAAGCTCGCGGAGGCGAACAAGCAGGAGAACGAAGCGAAGTCGAACGGGCCCGACTCGCGGCACTACGCGCTCCGCGACCTCACCACGGCGATCGCGAACGTGCGGACCGAGGTCGAAGCGCTCGCGTAGGCTGCCGTGGCGAACAAGGTCCTCGTCCTCTCGGTGTCCGGCGGCCAGCAGCTCGCGAGCAACCTCGCGAAGCTGAAGTCGCTGACGCCCTTCCTCGTGGCGAACGCGCTGCAGGAGGAGGCCGAGTCCATGATGGACCGCATCAAGGACTCCAAGCCGGGGAAGGGCGTGCCGCACGACCGCGGCGGGCTCGCGGCCTCCGGCCTCGTCAACGACGCTGTCGTCATGGGGCCGATCATCAGCGTGCGCGTCGGGTTCGGCGGGTCCGCCGCGCCCTACGCGCTCGCGGTGCACGAGAACCCCCGCGCGGGCAAGACGCAGGGGGTCTCGCCGTCGGGCCGGCGCTACCCGCACTTCGCGGCGGTCGGCTCGTGGAAGTACCTCGAGAGGGAACTGACCCGCCTCCAGTCGATCCTCATCAAACGCGTCTCGGCGCGGATCAAGCGGGAGTGGGGCGCGCTGCTCGGAGGGTAACGTGGTCCTGGACGACGTCGCCGCGTGGATCGCGAGCCTGAACGTCGGGCTGACCGTCGGGACGAACCTGTTCCGCGGCGACCTGCCGCCGACGCCGACGCACGCGGTCGGGCTGTTCGAGTCGCCGGGGCCGGCGCCGACGACGTCGTTCTCGGGGGTGGAGATGGAGCGGCCGCACGTGCAGGTCCTCGTGCGCGACGCCGACTACGACGTCGGCCGCGTCCTGCTCGAGCGGATCCACCAAGCGGCGCTCGGGTTCCGCGCGAGGGCGATCTCAGGCCAGGGCGTGCTGCTCGCCATCATGCCCATCGGGACGCCTGGCTTCGCGTTCCGCGAGGAGACGCCGGACAAGTCCCCGGTGTTCTCGCTGAACCTCGAGGTCTGGAAGCCGCTCTCGACGCTGCCGACGTAAAGGAGGCCGCGATGTGCAACCGGTCCGGCGGGAAGAAGGGCGGCGGCGGGAAGGGCGGCAAGGGCGGGAAGAAGTAGGCCGATGCACAAGGAGGCGCGGAACTTCATCGCGGCGATCGTCGCGCGGACCGGCCCCGGGACCTCCGTGTGGGAGATCGGGGGGCGGGCCGTGAACGGCGAGGTCCGCGACCTGTTCCGCGGCGCGAACTACCTCTCGATCGACCTGCTCGCGGGCCCGGGCGTGGACGTCGTCGCCGACGGCGCGACGTTCGCGCCAGGCCGCATGGTGGACCGCGTCGTCTGCGCCGAGGTGCTCGAGCACGCGCCGAACGCCGAGGCCATCGTCGTCAACGCGTGGGCGCGGCTCGCGCCGCTCGGGTGGCTGATCATCACCTGCGCTGGGCCGGAGCGGAAGCCGCACTCCGGCGTCGACGGCGGCGCGCTGCGGCCCGACGAGTGGTACCGCAACATCAACCCCGCGTACCTGGCGGGCTGGATCAAGGGCGCGGCGCTCGCGGACGGCTCCCCGGTCGCCGCGCTGCACGTCCAGCACGCCTCGGACCGCGGCGACGTCTACGCCTTCGCGCAGAAGGGATGCCGCCAGTGAGGATCCTCGTCGTCGACCCCGGCTCGGACTGGAGCACGGCCGACGTCTACACCGGCCTCGTCGGCGGGCTGAGGGCCGCGGGCCAGGACGTCGTGCAGTTCCGCTACGGCCGGAAGCTCGCGATCCACGAGGCGGCGCTCGTCGCCACCTGGAAGACGGCGAAGAAGGCCGGCAAGAACCTCCCGCCGCCGACGCCCGCCGACGCCGCGTACCTCACCTCCGAGTCGGTCGTCACGTGGGCGCTGCGCCAGGCGCCGGACTGGACGATCGTCGTGTCCGGTATGTTCTTCCACCCCGACGCCTTCGTCCTGATGCGGCGCGCGGGGCTGCGGACCGCGATCCTCCTGACCGAGTCGCCCTACGACCACGACAAGGAGTCGGTGGTCGCCTCGCTCGCCGACGTGGTGTGGACGAACGAGCGCACGGCCGTCGAGCCGCTGCGGTCGGTGAACCGCCGGTCGCGCTACCTGCCACACGCGTGGGACCCCGACAAGCACGCGACCGAGTCGCCGCTGGACGCGGCGGCGGCCGCGCACGACGTCGTCCTCGTGGGGACCGGCTTCATCGAGCGGCAGGAGCTGCTCGCGGCGGTCGACTGGACCGGGATCGACCTCGGGCTCTACGGCGCCTGGCCGCTGCTCGGGCCGCGCGCGCGGCTGCGCAAGTTCGTGCGGCAGGGCGTCATCAAGAACGACGTCTCGTGCTCGCTCTACCGGCGCGCGAAGGTGAACCTCAACCTGTTCCGCACGTCGATGGGGTTCGGGCGGAAGGCGCGGCGCGTCCACGGCGCGGAGTCGCTCGGGCCGCGGGCCTACGAGCTCGCCGCGACGGGGTCGTTCTTCTTCAGCGAGCGCCGCGCGGAGGTCGCCGAGGTGTTCGGCGACGCCGTGCCGACGTTCGAAGGGCCGAAGGAACTGCAGGCACTGCTCGCGCGCTGGCTGCCGGACGATGCCTCTCGTCAGCAGATCAGGCGGGCGCTGCCGGCGATGGTGCGCGGGCACTCGTGGCACGAGCGGGCGAAGCAGGTCGTCGCGGACCTGGAGGACGCCACCGCGGGACGCGGCGCTCGGGCCACGGTGGCGACGGCGGTGCCGTCGCCCGTCGCTGCATCTGGCGCGGGACCCCGGGACGGGGCGCTCGCGGTCGTGTGAAACTCGCCGACCTCCAGGCGCGAACCGCGGACCGCGGGCGGGCGCGCGCTGAGGCAGCGGAACATCCGATCGAAAGGGGCGCCCGATGGGTGCGTATCACGCCAAGGACGCGATGGTCTACATGGGCGTCGGGGCCAACGAGGCCACGGAGCTCAAGGGCTGCTCGGAGTGGACCCTGGACATGGCGACGGACACCGTGGAGGTCACGTCGTTCGGCGACACCAACAAGCAGTACGTCCAGGGACTGCCGGACGTCAGCGGCTCGCTGAGCGGCTTCGTCCGCGACGACGAGCAGAAGTGGTTCGACGCGCAGTCGGCCACCGCGCCGATCAAGCTGTACCTGTACTTCACGCGGCAGACCACGGGGCGGTACGCGAAGGGGCTGGCGTGGTTCAGCCTGTCGCTCAACAACACCGTGTCGTCCGCGAACGAGATCAGCGGCAACTTCGTGGCCGCGGGTCCGTGGGTCGTCGACGCCAGCAACTAGGGGCGGGGGAGGAGGGGCCGATGGACCGCGCGTCCGGCTACGGCGGGGGCGTCACGGCGGGCTACGCCGAGGCGGCGACGCTCGCGGGCTGGACGCTCGAGGCCATCGGCCCGAACCTCTACCGACTGCGCGCGACCGTGACGCACCGCGTCCCGCCCCTGCTCACGCTTCCGTCCGTGCGCCTGTGGATCCGCAAGACGCAGGCGCTCGCGTGGGAGTGGACGGTGAAAGACGGCTCCCTCGGCGTCTCGGCCGAGGGGGTCCTGGAGGCGGTCGTCGGCCAACCGAGCATACGGCCGGCGACGTAACGCGAGGGGGCAGACGTGGCCAGGTGTCCGTACGTGAAGCCGGACGTCGAGCGGTACCCGCTGGCGGAAGGCGACTGGATCGAGTTCAAGAAGTACCTCAACGCCGGGGAGTCGAAGGCGCTGGCGGGCGCCGGCGTGCCGTCGATGACGCCTGGCGAGAAGGGGCCGAAGTCCTTCGAACTGGACTTCAGGGCGCTGGGGCTCTCGCGCCTCCACGCCTACGCGACCGCGTGGTCGTTCGTCGACTTCAAGGGCAACCAGACGAAGCCGACGCTCGACGACATCGCGCAGCTGGACCCCGAGGTCTTCGACGAGCTCGACAAGGTGCTGGATGGCCACATCAAGGAGATGGCCGCCAGAAAAAACTCCCCGACGTCCGTGGAGCCTGGCGCAACGAGCTAGCGATCTGCCGCTTCATGCGCTGGTCCTACGCGGACCTGATGGACACGCCCGAGCCCGTCGTCGACGCCGTGGCCGAGTGGATGCTCGAGCTCGCGGAGGAGGAGCGGCGGCGCCAGCGTGAGATCGAGAACAGGCGGAACCGGCGGTGACCGGTTCCGCCTGGCCGCGGAGGGCAGCATGGACGCCGGAACCGTCGAAGGCGCGCTCGTCATGCGCGACATGGCCACGCAGGTCATCGCCCGCGTGGAGCAGTCCCTCGCCTCCTTCCAGAAGCAGCTCGGGCAGACGGCCAAGGCGACCGAGCGCGCGGGCACCGCGATGGACGCCGCGCTCGGGAAGAAGCTGCAGCAGGCCGGGTCCACCCTCACCTCCGTCGGCATGAAGCTGTCGCTCGGCCTCACCGCCTCACTCGGCGGCGGGGTCGCGGCGGTGACGAAGTTCGCCTCGGAGTACGAGACGAACATGACCCGCCTGATCACCCTCTCCGGCGTCGCGCGCGACAAGGTCAAGGAGTTCGGCCAGGAGATGATGGGCCTCGGCAAGGAGACGGGGCAGGGGCCGATCGCGCTGTCCAACGCGATGCTCGTCGTGACCTCCACCGGGATGAAGGGCGCCGAGGCGATGGACATCCTGAAGAAGTCCGCGCAGGCCACGAGCCTCGGCCTCGGCGAGACGAAGGACGACGCCCGCGCGCTCACCTCCGTGATGACGGCCTACGGCAAGGAGAACCTCAACGCCAGCAAGGCCGCGGACATCCTCTACCAGACGGTCGTCCAGGGCGGCGCGGAGGCCAGCGAGCTCGCCGGGACGCTGGGCCGCGTCGTGGGGATCGCCTCGCAGGTCGGCGTCTCGTTCGAGGAGGTCGGCGCCTACATCTCCACGTTCACGCGGCTCGGCGTCGACGCCTCGGAGGCGACGACCTCGCTGCGCGCCGTGATGGGCAACCTGCTGTCGCCGACCGCCGACGCGAACAAGGCGCTGGAGATGATCGGCACGTCGATCGAGGGGGTCCGCGCGAGCGTGAAGGAGAAGGGGCTCATGGAGACGCTGCTCGAGCTCCAGAACTCCTTCGGCGGCAACGTCACGGCGATGGACGCGCTGTTCGGCAACGTCCGCGCGCTGGCCGGCGTCATGGGCAACACGGGGGCGCAGGCCGACGCCTACCGCCAGTCGCTCGAGGCGATCAAGAACTCCCACGGCGACTTCGACAAGGCCGTGCAGGAGACGTCGAAGACGACGGCCTGGACGTGGGCGACGGTGAAGGCCGACGCGCAGGCCGCGGCGATCTCGCTCGGCAACACGCTCGCGCCCGCGGTGAAGGCGCTGCTCGACGGCTTCCGCGCCCTCATGCCGATCGTCCAGGCGGCGGTGAAGGCGTTCGACGCGCTGCCGGGGCCGATCAAGGCCGCGGCCGGCGCGCTCGTCGGCCTGGCGATCGCGGCGGGCCCGCTCTCGCTCGTGTTCGGCAACGTCCTGAAGACGGTCGGCTTCCTGCTTGGGTCCAGCGGGTTCGGCGCGCTGGTCGGGCAGGTGAAGCTGCTCGGCACGGCGATGGGCGCCTACGGGCCGATGGCCGGCTTCGGCGAGATGCTCGGCCAGTGGCTGAAGCCGATCGCGGCGCTGATCACCAAGCTGCCGATGCTCGGCTCCCTGATCGGCCTGCTCACCAACCCCGTCACGCTCGTCGTCGCGGCGATCGCCGGGGCGGTCCTCGCGATCCGCTACTTCACGGGGTCCTGGGAGAAGACGTGGCAGGTGCTGAAGATGGTCGTCCCGGCCCTCTGGCTGGTCGAGGGCGCGTGGAAGGTCCTGAAGGCGGCGTTCGAGGCGGCCAAGCCGGTGCTCCTGTGGCTGTGGCAGGTGATGAAGGACATCGGCACGATCGCGTGGGACTACCTCGGGAAGGCCTGGCAGTGGCTCGCCGGGATCTTCAAGCAGGCGGTCGCGTGGGTGCAGGCGCTCCTCGCGCCGCTCGCCGGCCTGCGGGACGCGGCCCTCGCGCTCGGCGCGTCACTGCTCTCGTCGGTCGTCTCCGGCCTGCAGAAGTTCGCCGAGTTCGTGATGAAGGCGTTCCCGCCGCTGCGGCTGCTCGTCGTCGCGATCGGCTACGTCATCGGCAAGGGGAAGGAGTGGGCCGCGTCGCTGCACGAGGAGGCCGAGGCGATCCGCGCGGCGAACCAGGCCGCGGCCGACGCCGCCGACCCCGCGAAGCGCATGGGCGCGGCCTACGGCCAGGCGGGCGACAAGTTCGGCCAGGCCGCGATCCAGGCCGCGGTGTTCGGCGGCGCGACGGCGGGGCTCGCGCCCGCGACGCAGGCCGCGGGCCAGGCGGCCGCCGCGACCGGCGGGAAGATGCTGACGCTCGCGCAGCAGCTCGCCGCGTCGACGGCGCGCGTCAACGCGCTCACGGCCGAGGAGAAGGCGAACATCCAGGCCGGCATCAAGATGGGCATGAGCACGGCCGACATCGCCGCGCAGCTGCACGTCTCCGAGAAGGTGATCGAGCTGTACAAGGACCGGCTCGAGCAGACGACGAAGGCGTCGAAGGAGGCGGCCGACGCGACGAAGGGCCTCAAGGACAAGGCGGGCGAGCTCACGGAGGTGTTCGCGGGGCTGATGGCCCTCTCCGGCTCGGCCGAGGGCCGGGGCATGCTGACCGACTGGCTCCGCGACAACGCGGACGCGATGGCCAAGATCCAGCGCGAGGCGAAGGCGCGGAAGGTCGACCTCGGCGTGGACTTCGACCTCGCGGCGGCGAACGCGGCGGCGCAGCAGGCCGCGGACAACGCGAAGGAGGTCGCGGACGCGCAGCGGAAGTGGGCCGAGGAGGGCGTGCGCGCGGTCCGCGAGGCCGCGGAGGAGCGGGCGAAGGTGCTGGCGGCCGGCGAGCTCGAGTCGCTGCGGGTCGTGGAGGAGTACGGGGAGAAGATGGCGCAGGCCAGCCTGGCCGGCAGCGAGCTCCGCATCGCGCAGGTGCAGTCGGAGTGGCGCGCCGCGAAGAAGGCGCTGGAGTCGCGCACGGACCTGACGAAGGAGGCCGCGGCGCGCATGACGGCCGCGATGGACGCCTACTACCAGCACCAGCTGGACCTCGCCGAGGGGACCGAGGACACGATCGTCGAGCGCATGCGCGCGGCCGGCGTGGCCACGCGGAGCGACCTGCTGAAGACGGCCCAGGAGGCGGTCCGCGACTTCGAGCAGATGAAGGACAGCTGCGAGTTCACGGCGGACGCCATGTCGAAGGCGTTCCAGGACGCGAACGTGAAGACGGCGGCGGCGTTCGGCAAGACGGCGACCGCGCTGCAGGACCTGTCCGCGTTCTTCCAGCAGCTCGGGCAGATCGCGCAGGGCGCCTTCGGCCAGATCCTCTCCGGCCTTGGGCAGGTCGTGGCGAACCTCGCCCGGGCGAAGGAGGAGAACATCAAGTGGGGCGAGGCCATCAAGGACTCCGCGGGCAACGTCGTGGGGTTCAAGGAGGCGAAGTGGGGCGTGGCCAACCCGCTGTTCTCGAAGGAGGCGACGACCCAGGAGAAGCTGTCGGCGGGGATCGCGAGCGCCGGCGCGGTCGCGCAGGGCGCGATGAACGTGTGGAGCGCGACCTCGAGCCACCGGACGGCGATGGGGAACGCCGGGGCGGGCGCGCTCGCCGGCGCGCAGGCCGGCGCGGCGTTCGGGCCGTGGGGGATGGCGATCGGCGCGGCGGCCGGCTTCATCACGGGGCTGATCCGGGGCAAGCCGCAGTGGGCGAAGGTCCAGGACCAGATGGCCGAGATGTACGGCGTGTCGATGTCGAAGGAGGCCGCGGAGGCGCTGGCGAAGAAGGCCAAGGACTTCAAGCTGAACATCGGCCAGGCCAGCAAGCTGCAGATGGCCGACCTGATCCAGGAGGGCGGCGGGCTCAACGAGAAGAACATCAGCAAGTACACGAAGTCGGCCGTCGAGCTGTTCGACCTGATCAAGCGCGGGGGCAAGGTCGGCGAGGAGGCGATGGACTCCCTGAACAAGACGATGGGCCTGTTCGGGCAGTACGTCGAGGAGAGCGGGAAGCTCGGGGACGAGACCTTCGTGGCGATGCTGCGGCGGGCGCAGGCCGAGGGCCTCAAGCTCACGGAGGTGACCGAGTACCTGAAGCGCGGGCTCGGCAACGTGATCGAGGGGCTCAACGCCTACTTCGCGACGTGGAAGGGCGCGAAGACGGCCGGCGCCGACACGAAGAAGGAGCTCGAGGACATCGCCAAGGAGGAGAAGCGGATCCGCGACGAGCTCGCGCGGGCCGACGACGACCGGGAGCGCGGCGACCTGCAGAAGGAGCTCGACGCGATCGTCAAGCAGCGCACGGAGCTCGAGAAGCAGGGGACGGCCTACGACGCGATCCAGAAGGCGCTCGGCGTGACGACCAAGAGCGGCGAGGCGTTCGCGGCCTCGCTGTCCGCGGCGTTCCAGACGCTCGTGGCCAACGGCGTCCCGGCGACCGAGATCATCACGCAGATGGAGCCGTCGATCGACGCGCTCGGTGAGCAGCTCGCGGACCTCGGGATCAGCGGCGGCCCGATCTTCGACTCCCTCAAGGCGAAGCTCGCGCTCATGAAGGACGAGACGGCGGGGCCGGTCCTCCAGGCCATGCAACTGCTCGGGAACTCGATGCGCGACCTGTACAACACGGGCCAGATGGACGCGTCGATGTTCCAGGGGCTGGCCTCGCAGGTCGGCCAGGCGTACTCGGTGCTGCTCGAGCAGGGGAAGGGCGGGAAGGACGCGCTCGCGCTGCTCCAGCCGCAGTTGCAGACGCTGTGGGAGCTCCAGCAGCGGTTCGGCGTGTCGGTCGACGAGTCCACGCAGAAGATGCTGGACGAGGCGCAGGCCGCGGGGCTCGTGGGGCAGCAGCACAAGAGCGTGAACGAGCAGATGCTCGACGCGACGAACCGCATGGTCACGGCGCTCGAGGGGGTCGCGCGGGCGATGGGCGTCGACCTGCCCGCGGCCGCGAACCAGGCCGCGTCGGGGATCAACGACGCGCTCGGCCGCGTCCGCACGACGATCCCCATCCGGGTCCGCTACTCGTCGGAGGGCGAGATCCCCACCGGCGGCACGCCGGAGGTCCCCGAGTACGGGCAGGGCGGCGTCGTCACGCAGAAGCACCTCGCCTACGTCGGCGACACCCCGGAGGCGATCATCCCGCTGGACCAGCTGGAGACCTTCATCAAGGCGGTGGCCGCGTCCTCGGCGGGCGCGGTCGCCGGGGCCGCTACGACGGCGCTGCGGGGCGGCGGGGGCGGGGACGTAGCGGAGGCAGCCCGGGCCCTCGGGAGCTCGCTGTCGGCCGTCCTGGCGCCCGCCGGGGGCGTCCTGGGCCGGACCGACGCCGGGGAGCAGGTCCGGGTGCTCGAGGACTTCATGGCCAAGTGGCAGGCCCGGATGGAGCCTGGCGGGGTGACCGGCCGCACGGGCGAGGAGGAGCTCAAGGCGCTGCTCGAGCAACTGAAGCCGCCGGCTGGCGGCGAGCCGGCGACGCCCGCGGGCGAGGCCGTGGTCAAGTCGCTGGAGGACCTGCGCGCCTACATCCGCGAGCACGGGATCCTCGGGCCCGGGGGCGTTGGCGACCTCGTCGGCCCGCTCGGCGACGTCATCGCGAAGGTCGGCGACAGGGGCGGCGAGGACGTGGAGAAGGCGCTGGACGCGGCGGTCCAGGCGAACGAGGCCGCGAAGGCCAGCGCGAACGCGAAGCAGGAGCTGATCGACGCGCCGAACGTGAAGGCGATCGACACCGGCCTGATCAAGGTGCGCGACGGCCTGGACGACGTCGTCGGCGCGTGGAGGGGGCCGGTCGTCGGCGCGCTCGACGGCGTGGTGCGGGCGCTGCGCGAGTACCGCCCGACCGGGGCCGGGGCGCCGGAGACGCAGCTGGCCGGCGGCGGCGTCGTCACGGCCCCGACGACCGCGACGGTGGGCGAGGGCGGCGAGGCCGAGGCCGTCGTCCCGCTCTCGCGCCTGGAGTCGTGGATCAACGCGGTCGCGGCCGGCGGCAGGGACCGGGGCTACGACCCGCGGTTCGCGCAGGACGTCGCCGACGCGATCGTGCGCGGCCTCCGCGAGGGCGGCGCTGGCGGCAACGTCACGCTGACCGCGATCTTCGAGCAGGCCATGAAGGAGAAGTACGTGCGCGACGAGCTCCTGCCCGAGATCATCCAGGTGCTGAAGAAGGGCGGCGGGCTGCAGACCGACTTCCGGGTCGCGATCCGGGTGGAGTGACGCAATGGCGATCAGCATCTACGCGCGGCCGTCGTCGAACCTCGCGCCGACGGCCACCATCACGTCGGCCGAGGCGGACACGGACTACCCGCCGGCCAACCTCGCAGACCTGAACCCCGCGAAGCCCGCGAAGCTGAGCGCGACGGCGGGGTCGTGGGTGTTCAACTTCGGGAGCGCGGTGCGGATCGACCTGGCCGCCGTCATCCACCACAACTTCACGTCCGGCGTCACGTCGGCCAAGCTGCAGGCCAACTCGTCGGACTCGTGGACCACCCCGCCCGTCGACATCACGCTGACGATCCCAGCCGACGACTACGACCTCTACCCAAAGAACCCGTGGGCCGACGTCGCCACGCTCCACCCGACCCCCGCGAACCGCACCTACCAGTACTGGCGGCTGGTCGTCTCCGGCAACCCCGCGGCCGTGGCGGTCGGCGAGGTGCTGCTCTGCGCGGAGCGGCTGTACCTCGAGCGGAACCTCGCCTACGGCCTGGGCGACGAGGAGGAGC